CGTTCAATGACCTCGCCGACGCCATGTACTCCTCCAGCACCTAAACCCACGAAAGGGAAACCACAATGGCAGTTCTTTCCAGCACTAACCTGACGCTCGCCGACTGGGCGAAGCGCACTGATCCCGAGGGCCGCGTTCCGGTCGTCGCGGAACTCCTCTCGCAGTCGAACGAGATCCTCGAGGACTGCGTGTTCAAGGAGGGCAACCTGCCCACCGGCGAGCGCGTCGTCATCCGCACCGGCCTGCCGGCCGTGTACTGGCGCGCCCTCAACCAGGGCATCCCGAACAGCAAGTCGCAGACTGCCCAGGTTGATGAAGCCTGCGGCATCCTCGAGGCTCGCAGCGAGGTCGATAAGGATCTCGCCATGCTGAACGGCAACACCGCGCAGTTCCGCCTGTCCGAAGACGTGGCCTTCCTTGAGGCCATGAACCAGACGCAGGCGGTCACGATGTTCTATGGCAACCCCGCCATCGAGCCGAAGTCGTTCCTCGGCCTCGCGGCCCGTTACTCGGCGGCCCCTGGCTCGTCGGGCGTCGGCCAGAACATCATCGAAGGCGGCGGCACCAGCACCGACAACACCTCGGTGTACCTCGTTGTCTGGGGCGACAACACCGTCTACTGCCCGTTCCCGAAGGGTTCGACCGCTGGCCTCATGCACGAGGATCTTGGCGAGCAGACCGTGTATGACGGCAACAACCGTCTCCAGGCTTACGCCACCCGTTACCAGTGGAAGAACGGCCTGGTCGTGAAGGACTGGCGCTACGTTGTCCGCATCGCCAACATCGACGTGAGCGATCTCGTTGGTGCGACCGGAACGCAGGCCAATACCGCTGCTACCGATCTCATCAAGCTCATGGCACGCGCCATGTACCGCATCCCGAACATGTCGATGGGTCGCGCTGCGTTCTACATGAACCGCACTGTCCACAGCGGACTTGCCGTGAAGGCAATGGATCGCAGCCAGAACGTTCTGGCCGTGAACCAGGGTCTGTCGCAGTTCGGTACCCCCTATTCGTGGCTGTCGTTCCTCGGCGTTCCGTGCCGCCGTGTCGATGCCCTCATCAACGCAGAAGCCCGCCTTACCTAATAGGTAAAGCAGAAAGGACACACAATGATTCTTGATAACAACCTTCGCCTCGGCAGCGTCACGCTGACCGCAACCGGAACCTACGACTTCCCCGATGTCGTGGATCTCCGCAACAACACCGCGTACACCGCAACCGCAAGCGGTTCGCTGTACACCGTCGCACAGGGAAACCAGAACGTGGAACTCTCGGAAGGCACGACGCTGTACGTCGTGTTCACTGTGACCACGGCTCTCGCCGCTAGCACCGACCCGATCTATCAGGTCGTTCTGGCGGATGACACTGGCCTTGACACCAACGTCGTGGTGATTGGCGAATACAGCCCTTCAACGGCTATCGCGGTTGGCACGCAGGTCGTGATCCCGATTGGCTCGCAGCTGCTGACCACCGCGCAGAAGCGTTACCTCGGCGCGAACGTGGTGACCTCTGCCGGCAGCGGCTCTGGCGTCATCTCCGCCGACATCGTCCTGAACTACCAGGACGGCAAGAAGTTCTACGCTTCTGGCTTCACGGTTGCCTGATAGGAGCTATCCATGCCGAAGGTCAAGGCCAAGATTCTCTGCTTCGTGGACAACGGGCTGCGCCAGCCCGGAGACGTGTTCGAGTACAACGGACCGCGCAACCACCACCTCGAGTACATCGAAGAGGTGGGCGCGGAAACCGAACCGACTGTTTCCGATGCACCGCAGCGCCGTCTCCGCAAGGGCAAGATGGCTGAGTCCGCAGGCACGGAGTGAGCTTGTAACGAGTTAGTGAACAGGGAGGGGCGTCGGCGGGAAACCACGGCGCCCCTCCCTTCCTACGGGAGGAGCGAATAATTTGCCATCGGTCGTTGAAATTTGCAACCTCGCCCTCGCGCACCTCGGCGATGACGCCACCGTCGCAAGCATTGATCCGCCGGAGGGATCAGCACAGGCAGAGCACTGCGCCCGGTTCTACCCGGTCGCACGTGACATGCTTCTCCAGATGCATACGTGGTCGTTCGCATCGCGGCGCGTCAGCCTCGCGCAGGTGACGATGCCGTACACCATGTGGAAATACGCATACGCATGCCCTGGCGACATGATGACCGCCGTGGCCGTGCTGCCGCCCGAGGCAGAGAACGATTACACGGTGCGTGCGTATCCCGCCGACCGCTACGGTTTCGGATGGACGAACCCGCCGATCACGACCGCCGGCGTGTACGTGCCGCAGGAATACGTGATCGAGACGGACACGCTCGGGAACAAGATCATCTACACGAACCAGGAAACCGCGCTCCTGCGCTATCAGGCGCTGGTGAGCGACCCGACCAAGTTCGACCCGCTGTTCACCATTGCATTGTCATGGCAGCTCGCGTCGTTCCTTGCCGGCCCGGTCGTCAAGGGTGAAGAAGGCGCACGGCAGGGGCAGCGATGCCTGCAGATGGTCGCCATCTACCTCGGACAGGCACGCGCATCCGACGCAAGCCAGCGCGACGTGAAGCCCGGTCACATCACCTCCTGGATCTCTGGACGCTGACATGGCGCTTACCCGAACCTACACGCGGTCATTTGCCGGCGGCGAAGTGTCGCCGGAAATGTGGGGCCGGATTGATGACGTGAAGTTCCAGACAGGCGCAGCGAAGTTGCTCAACTTCATCGCGCTTCCGCAGGGTCCGGCAGAGAACCGACCAGGCACGGCATTCGTGCGCGAGGTGAAGGACAGCACGAAGCGCACGCGTCTGATCCCGTTCACGTTCAGCACCACGCAAACGCTGGTGCTCGAGCTTGGCGCGGGGTACTTCCGGTTCCACACGCAGGGCGCGACGCTTGGTCCTGGTACGCCAGCGGCTTATTCAACGACAAAGACCATCACTGCCGTCAATACCGGGACGGAGACGTTTACAAGCAACGCGCACGGATACGCAAACGGAACGCCAGTGCAGGTGTCGGCGACAACCACGTTGCCCGCACCGCTTGTAGCCGCTACCACGTACTACGTTATCAATGCTGCGGCAAATACTTACCAGTTGTCCCTGACCGCGACCGGGTCTGCAATCGACATCACGACTGCTGGCAGCGGAACGATCACGTCCAACCAGGTCTACGCGGTCGGAGATCTCGTCTCGTCTGGAGGCGTGAACTACTACTGCATTCTTCAGGCAGTCAATCAGACGCCTCCGAACGCGACGTACTGGTATCCGCTGCCGGCGGGGATCTACGAGATCCCGAATCCCTACGCCGAGGCCGACCTGTTCGACATTCACTACGTGCAGTCTGCCGACGTGCTGACGCTCGTACACCCGAACTATGCACCGCGTGAGTTGCGCCGGCTGGGTGCAACCACGTGGACGCTGACTACGATATCGTTTGCTTCGACCGTCACTTCGCCGTCGAGCGTGACAGCGACTGCAAACCGCGGCGAGGCTCTTGACCTCATCGGATTCACGTCCGCTTCCCCTGGCGTCGCGCATACGACCGCGCCGCATGGATTGTCAGTTGGAGATCCGGTGTACCTTGACGGCGGAACGTGGACGAATCCGTTCCCTGATGACTACTACATCGTTTCTCACATAAGTGCCGGAGACAAGTTCCGCGTCCGCACATACAGCAGCGGAATCGAACTTGATACGACATCCTATGGAACGTGGTCGAGCGGCGGATACGTGCAGTTTGGCGACAAGTCGCTGGACTTCACCAGTTACTACGTCGTCACCACAATTGCTCCGAACGGAATCGACGAGAGTGCGCCGAGCGCGGCTGCAACCGCGAACAACAACCTCAACGCGCAGGGATCGAGCAACACGATCTCGTGGTCGGCCGTGTCTGGCGCTGCTCGCTACAACATCTACAAGCGTCAGAATGGGCTGTATGGCCTGATCGGACAGACCGACCTGACGACGTTCACTGACAACAACATCGGTCCCGATCTCGGAATCACGCCGCCAATCGTCGATACCGTATTTGCGTCAAGCGGGAACTACCCTGGCGCAGTCAGTTACTTCGAGCAGCGCCGCGTGTTCGCAGGCACGACCAATGCGCCGCAGACGCTGTGGATGACGCGCACCGGAACCGAGAGTGACATCTCCTACCACATCCCGCTTCTTGACACCGACCGCATTGCATTTCGTGTCGCCGCACGCGAGGCCAACACGATCCGTCACCTCGTCCCGCTGACGCAGCTTCTCGCGCTGACGAGCGCCGCCGAGTGGCGCGTCAGCCCGGTGAACAGCGATGTGATCTCGCCGACCACCATTTCGGTGCGTCCGCAGTCATACGTTGGTGCAAACAACGTGCAGCCATCCATCGTGAACAACACGGTGGTGTACTGTTCTGCGCGTGACGGCCACGTGCGCGAGCTTGGCTATTCCTGGCAGGCAAGCGGGTTCGTGACTGGCGACCTGTCGATCAGGTCAACGCACCTGTTCGACAACTTCGACATCACGGACATGTGCTACAGCAAGGCTCCGCAGCCGCTGCTGTGGTTCATCTCAAGCACGGGCAGCATGCTCGGGCTGACGTACATCCCAGAGCAGCAGATCGGCGCATGGCACCAGCACGAAACGGACGGCGACTTCGAGACGTGCGCTGCCGTTGCCGAGGGTGCCGAGGACCGTCTGTACGTCATCGTCAAGAGGACCATCGGCGGGGTGACTAAGCGGTACGTCGAACGGTTCGCTAGCCGGCAGATCGGCGACATCGAAGATTGCTTCTTCGTGGACAGCGGCCTGACCTACGACGGCACGAACACGACTGCGACCACGGTGACGGTGACTGGCGGCACGACCTGGGGTCCGGCCGACGTGCTGACGATCACGGCGAGCAGCGCACTGTTCCAGTTCCCTGCAACCACGGACGTTGGCGACGCCATCGTCCTGACCGATGCGAACGGGAACACGTACCGCCTGACGATCCTGTCCACGACCTCCACCACGGTGGCGACGGCACGGACTGATCTCGTGCTGCCCGTAGCCCTGCGTGGCGTGGCGACGGCAGTATGGTCGTTCGCACGTGACACGGTGGCCGGCCTGACGCACCTCGAAGGCAAGACCGTCAGCATCCTTGCGGACGGTGCCGTGATGCCGCAGGTGACGGTTACGGGCGGGGTGGCCGTATTGCAGCGTGCAAGCACGGTCGTCCATGTGGGCCTTCCCTACGTCAGCGATCTCGAGACGCTCCCGATGGCGCTCCAAATGGAGGCGTTCGGCCAGGGGCGTGCCAAGAACGTCAACGAGGCATTCCTGCGCGTTTACCGCTCGAGCGGAATCTTCGTCGGCCCAAACGCTGACAACCTCGTTGAGGCCAAGCAGCGAACCACGGAGCCATACGGTTCGCCGCCCGCGCTCAAGACGGACGAAATCAGTGTCAAGCTCACGCCGACGTGGCAGCAGGCGGGGCGCATCTATGTGCGCCAGTCTGACCCACTTCCTCTCACCATCGTCGGATTGACCCTTGAAGTGAGCATCGGAGGCTGACATGGCAGTCGTACAGGTTCCATTCTCCACCAGTCCAATCGGACCGACCCTGCTGACCGGGCAGTCGTATGCGGTCGGCGCTGGAACAACGTCCCCGTCATTCACCTCGCAGTTTGCCCAAGCCATGACGGTTGCTGGTCCCATCGCGGGGGTCTTTGGTTCGATCACTGGCGCCATTGGCGCGTTCTACGCGGCACAGAGCCAGCAGAACCAGCTCAAGATGCAGGCGCAGAACCAGCGGTTTGCGGCCGAGATGGGCCGAATCAACCAGCGATCTGCCGAGTTCACGGCAGGGCAGATTGGCCGCGAGGGCGCGGCTCGGTTCGGGCAGTATTCCATGCGTGCTGGGCAGGCGCGTGCGAGCGCGCAGGCAGCACTTGCTTCACGCGGTGCCGTCCTGGGCGTGGGCAGCGCCAAGGAAATCATCGGCAGCATGGACCTCGTCAAGGAAATCGACCGCCTGAACATCAACGCGTCCACGGTGCGCGAGCAGGAGGCCGCAAGGTTGCGGGCCTTCAACATCGGAGTCGGTGCCACGATGGCCGACATTTCCGCGCAGAACCTCCAGTCCACCGCCAACACGATCTATCCGGGCCTCGCTGCCGGCACGAGCCTGCTTGGCAGTGCGACCGAAATCGCCACTACCTGGGCGCGCAACCGCCGCATCGAGGAGTTGCTCGAGGGCGTCTCCACGCAGAGGATCTGACCCATGCCGACCGTACCCACCAGCTTCATCCCGCAGGTCGCTCCGCAGGGGGCCGGCGACATCGGCGACTTCGCCGCCCCCGGCATCGTTCCCGCTGAAAACCTGGCAGCGCCGCAGGTCGCACGGTTTGGTCAGCAGCTCACGCAGACGGGCATGGCGGCGTTCCGGCTCGGCTCGGCGATCCAAGACGGTATCGACGAGGCGAAGACCAAGGAAGCCGACGTAGCGGCCGGCAGGGGCATGCAGGCGGTGGCCGATAAGTATTCGTCCATGATCGGCAAGGATGCCGAGGTGAACTACGACGCCATGCAGGCCGAACTCTCCCAGGCGGGGCAGTCGGCGATGGGCATGCTTGACAACGACGTGCAGCGTCGGATGCTTTCCCCGATCCTTGCGCGCAACATGGGCATCTTCCAGAGCCGCATGGGCCAGCACCGCGTGCAGCAGCTTCGCGTCTACCAGACGAATGAGGCCACGGCCCGCGCCGAATTGAGCGCCGACTACGCCATCCAGGCGTACTCGCAGCGCGGGCTGACGGATGCAGAGGGTCGCCCGGTCGGCCTGATTCAGTATGCGGCCAACGCCGATACCGCCGTCGATGAGATCCGCAAGGCCGGCCAACTGATGGGCTACGCGCCTGACTCGGCGCAGATGAAGCAGCTCGAGCAGAAGGTATACGACCGGATGGCGGTCGGGATCGTAAATGGTCTGATGGCCGAGAAGAACTACGCGGGTGCCAGCGAGTTCCTGTCCGACTCCGCGACCGTGGATAGCCTCGACGGCAAGACTCGCCAGGCGCTCGCGGATTCCGTTGATGCAAACCGTCAGCGGTCGGTGGTTGGCGAACTGGCAGCGAGCATCAAGGACACCGGGCTTCTGATGTCCAAGAGCGACCCGGATACCTACTGGCAGCAGAAGGACGGCCCGGTCGAGCCGCCGACGACGTTGCGCGAAGCGTTGGTCCTAACCGATCAGATTGCGGACGACCAGACTCGCAAGTTTGTCCAGGCTGAATTGCGGACGCAGTTCGCGCAGGATGATGCCCTGATTGAGCAGGAATACCGCACGCTGATTGACAACACGGAGCAGTTCCTCGCCGTGCCTGGGAACAGCCTCGCCGATATGCCGGCAGATCAGTTCGGCCGGCTCCGGCCCGTTGACCGAGCAAAGTACATGGCAGGCCAGCGGCAGCAGGACGAGATGACGGTGATGGAGCAGGTCGCACGTAACCCGGCACTTGTCGCCGAGGGCGACTGGCTTGAGCGCAACCGCAACAAGATGACGCATTCGACTTTCGTCAAGCTGATGTCGGATCGCGCCAAGCCTGAGAAGATAATCGAGGCACAGGTTGAC